CCCTACATACGAATAACGGCTATCGTAAACATTGGTATTAACCGTATTAAATCGCATTGTGTGCGTATCGGCACTGCCTGCGTTAATCGTTGTGCCTTGAATGCGATAATACCCATCTGTGTTGCCGTTCAATCCTGTTATGCTTATGGTTGTCTGCGCCCCGACTAAATAGGTAACGGTTGGGTCAGGATTGGCAGGTAATGCCGAAACAATTTGAATATCTTTGAGCAACTTGTACGACACAACCATAGCCGTGTTCAGGTTGTTTATCGCAGGGACAAAACTATCGACATTAGTGATGGCGGTTGCGTTTACCTTGAATCGGTAGAAGTTAAATGTCCAAGAATCAACTTGTGACGCCCCGTTAAAGATTGATACTTGTGTCGGCAGAATAGGACTGACAATCTTATTGGCACTAATCAAACTACGAGGTACGGACTTGACCGAGCCTTTGTAGGTGATAGTTACATTACTTCCAGAATTGGCGATATACACCGTGTCCTGTGCGTTGGCTGTTGCCGTAGCAATCAGCATCGAGAAGAGGATAATAATCCAGTCGTGTTTATTCATTTGTTTGATTTGATTTTTCATTTTTGTCGAAAAGTTTTTTCCAAAATCTTACTACGAAAAAACCGATAGTCGCACCGATTGCAGGTGCAATAACTACCTTAAAAAAAATAGCATCAACAGAAAAAAAATGTGCCATAATATACCCCAATATGGAGGATACAATTCCCCCGATTGATTCGTCTTGCCCGTTGTTACCCATTGTCTTCGCCCTCACTTTCAAATACGGGAATTGCTTTGTGTCGGCAGTTGTAACCGCCCCGATATGTGCAGAATGTTTCTTTGGTCGTAGCAAGGTTCATTCCTGAACCTGAATTGTACGCCCAATTTATTTCACTTTGTAATTTGTTCATTGGAATTTTACCATTGTACTTCGTTATCCACCTGACACACTGCGGACGACTATCGCCAATTAGACTGCCTATGTACCTGATGCTGTTTGGTGCGTACTCTGTCCTGAATCGGTCGTATATCATGCCATCATACTGCATGATGCCATCCTGCGCCCAGACATTTGCATAGCGTGCCATGCGGTTGAATTTATCCGATTCGGAAGCCAATAAAAAGTCACGCAGTCTCGCTTTGGTATCGGTCACTTTTGCACCTGCAAAAACATTTCGATTTATAGCGTCACGAATCGGTTGGCGTATCTCAGCAGTCAAACCCGTGCCGGTCATGTTCTGGACAATAGTTTCGGTCTGGGCAAGGCGTAACTGCGACACCCCTAAGCGGTCGAAATCAAATGCAAAGTTGGTATTGTATTGACGCAGTACCATTTCGCTCAATCGTTCAATTTCGGGCAGGCTTCGGACGATATCGGACACGCTGGATGGGTAGGTACTTGCGTTGATTGCTTTGGCGATCTCGCTGTCCAATCCGGTAAGCAATCGGCTGTTTTGCTCTGATAAAACGAATGTTCCGTCAGATAATTGGAAGCCGTCCAAGTACTTGTCCAATAACTTAATGATACGCCCAGTTGCATTGTCTGCCCCTTTACGGGCGTTATCAACCAAGTTGTCAATAAGCAAGTCGATTTCATCCTCAGGCTTCATTGAACTCAGGCACTATGATAGTTGTGGCAGGAGGTGGAACGATTACATTAAACTCGGCTTCCATTAATTTGAGGATGTCGATTTCTTCCATGTCGTAAACATCTTCTCGCTCCATGACACGCTCCAAGATGTAGTACACATAAGCGTGCTTTTGAACCGACCTTGTATCAATCGCACCCATCCTTTGCATACGCTCGATGTCCTCCATTGATTGCCCATACAACGGGTCGAACTGCACCATCAACTCAATTACTTCGCTCGCTTCGGCTTTGCCTGAGAATCGTTTCTTCATCAGGTCTTTTTGTGCTTTGACCTTGACCGGTATTGGTGCGTTCGCTTCGTTCAACTGCTTTAGTTCCTCGATTATCATAGCCTCGTCACGAATGGCAAACGATGTCGGCTTAACGATAATCGGAGGCTCAGGATTGACGATGTTGCGTAAACGAATTAAGAAGTTCAGGTGGTTGTAGATGATATGGTCAAAGATGTGATTTGACATTGCCATAATCATTGCATACTTGCCCTCTCTGTCTACCTTCTTAGCCTCGCCTGATTGAGCCGAGTCGGTAAAGAGTTGATACAACTCCAACTCGGCTTTGTGTATCAGCGTCTCCCATGCCTTTTGCATGTACTCGAGTCCATCAACCGGAGGCGATACATACGACACGGGGTCATCTACAAGCGTCTGGTTTTCCAAAGTTGTGCTATCGGGTACTTTGACTTGATAAATGCCAAACGGACTGCGAACCATTACGCCTGACCCGTTGCAGGTATTACACGCACGCCTTGAGTCGTTGCCCTCGCTATCATGACCCCAGACATAGCCGTTATTGCAACCCTCGGCAGTACAAGGCATCTGCTTCTCAACTCGGATCGGGTTGGAAGTCATTACTCTTGCACCTTTCCAATCGTCAAAGGTCTTTAATGCCTCGTTCGCATATCCAACAAACCCGACAAAGAACGATTCGAGATAGTCGATAAATTGAGGCAGATAGGTATTCTGCAACAATGCCGACCCGCTTGTGAATGAATAAGGAGACCAACCCATATAAGTTGATTCTCCCCATACCGCTTTGCGTGTCTTGTAATCGAATTGACCGATTGCCGACTTACGAAATCCACCATTCAACACGATAGGTATCTCTCCTAAGTTGTGTCGGTAAATTAACTCCGTTCCGAATGTGGTCTTATCGTCAGGCAGTTCAATCTCATAGTGGCGATAATAAGCCTCTCTGTCTATCGTGTAAAATATCCGACCTGTTGTGCCTGAGTTTAGATAAAAGCGTTCCTCTGGCTTGTAAAAGGTGATTCTGTCCTTTGTGAGTCGGGTAATGCAAACCGAATAAATCTGGTACGGATATAACTCAACTTTTTGAGTGGGGTCGGTCAGACCTTCGCCAAATGGCATCCAAGTGATATATCCGTTCGGGTCGTCAATGATACGCTCGCAGGCAACCTTGAAGATGTATTGCCAATAGTCGTAACCAGTACCATAACCCTCGGACATGCCGAAAACAGGGCGTTCGATGAACTCCTCCGTGTCCTCGTCCATCTTGTAACTGAACTTAGCAGACCCGATAGGACTAAACACCTCGTTCTTTGCCCGACTGATTGCACCTTTTGTAATCGCCTCGAAGTTAGCCAGACGATATCGGTAGATATCATCGGCTTCATTCGGGCGTTGTAGGTAGAGCAGTTTGCCCGGATTGTGTCCTTGTGTATGGACAATCATCGAGTAATACTGCTCTGCCCAACGCAGGTACGCATCAGGTCGTTCTTCGGGGTCAAAATAGAACCCGAAACCCGTATCAATAGGCTCGTATGCCATCTGTTACGGGGTGAATTAGACTGTACCTAAATCGAAAACATATTGAGTTCCCATAGTCAATCCTTGATACATGACTTGAACATTCATGTATCTTGCATCTTGGTTGTTATCGGGAACGATTACATTCATCATTAATGTGAAGTCGGAAACTAACCACATTCTGCCATCGCAAGAACCAAAGTATAAATAGTACTTACTTGGGTCGGCTTGAATATCGTTGTAGAACGCTTCTTTCTCGAACACAAGCGGACTGCCTGTTTCGGTGAAGTTGTAATCTTGGAAGTTAAGCGTCCAGACCCGACCTAACAAAGTTTCTGGGTCGCAAGAACCGATACGCTTGGTAGTGTTGGATGGGTCAGCAAGTGAACCGAGCAGACCTTTAACAACTCTTGCGTTGTTGGCACTGATGGCACTTGCCCATTCTGCTGGGTCAGTTGGATTTGTAAAGGTGTAATCACAAGCAACGATGGCAAGGTATGGCAGACCGCCTTGCTTCTTGTTTTTTCCGCATGATGCGGAGAGGGTAGGGACGCTAACTGAGCATCCGGTGCAAGTTAATGGCATATTGATTTGTTTAGTAGTGAGAACGATTTTTATGTTCCCGAAATATGGCAAACTGCCTACCCTCTGGGAGAGGTTGTACAAAGATAAAAATAAATTTGCAAATAAAAAAATTACGACCTATCCTGATACATCGCCCGAATGATAAGCAGGTAGTTTATCGCATCAATAAACTTCTCATCCAGTTCGGCATGGGTCGGCTTGTGGTCGGTCTGGATGGCGTCTTTAATCCATTGCAGGTGTTTGGTCATGTATTCCCAAGCGACTGCCTGCGGTTTGGATTGGAGTGATATGCCGGTACGGAAATTCCTGAACACATCGTTATCGGTTGCGTATTCCTCATTCTTTTTGAGCAAGGTTTTTTCGACTTGAACCAGTGCTTCTTGGACTGAGCGTCTTAATTCTGAATTGTTCATAAATAAAAAAAATGCAGGAGGACATCACCCCTCCTGCATCCCACTTAAACCTTAATAAATGACAACGGCACAAAGATAATTAACATTGGTGATAATCCAAACATTCGCACCCGTTTAATGTCAAATCGACTACCCACATATTGCTGATGTCGTTTGCTTTTTCCGCACCTCCATTCGGCTGGACTTCGATTGCACCTTTACCCGGCACGCCAGACAAATACGCCACCTTGCCAGATAGGTTGTTATTGACAATCTCGGCAACATATTCCTTTCT